CAATGAGGCTAGGTGCTCGTAGTAGCGTATGGTAGAGCCTGTCTGTGTGATTGCTGCGAGTGACATCTGTTGTGCCGAGTTCATAGAGAATATCCTGAGCAAGGCTTCTGTCAGCATCGAGCGTTCCTTCCCATTCTAATTTAGTGCCCTGTGCCCAACGACTTTGAGATTGCATGTCTAGCTCATCTCCGGTGTTTAAGACCAGATCAAACTTCTCACGCTTTACTAACTTGATTAAATTCTTGACTGCTTGCTCATGGTGATAGGGAATCTGTAGATCCGAGATCACCAAGTATCTGCGTTTAGTCATCGTCCTCATCTTCGTAATCCCCAAACTTCTCAGGGTCAATGGGATCAGGCAGAATCCAATGAGGATAGGCTTGTGGCTCTGTGATCATGAACATGGCAATGTCCTCTGCGAAACCTGCTCGCTTTAGAGAGCAGAAGTATTCATACAGTCCAATGCAGTAAGCATCGAGCTTTGAGTAGCCTTGCTCCTCTAACGCCTTAGTTGCTTTTCTTGCCATGGCACAATGCTACCTGTCAAGTAATATGTTATAGATCTCATCGACTCGCGTGTTGAGTCTTTTGATCTCATTGAGCAGATGTGTAATGACATAGCCTGCAAGACCACCGAACACGCCAAGGCTTGCTATGTAAAATGTGAAGAAGTCTGTCTGTGTCATTCGGCAATTCCGTACGAATCGTCTTTAGGATTTAACCAACGCAATACAGGTGGCAAAATTGCTGCTGCTCCTGCATAGATTAAAGCCTGTGGGTCAGTCACTCCCGATGCCGCAAGTGTGATTACAGCCGCAAGAAATGCTCTTACCCAAGATCCTGACATCTTTTTTAACTCGTTCATCTTCTCCGCCTAACATAGGTATTTGAAAAAAAGCACTATCATTGTCAGCCTTTTTCTTAAAGCTGACATGCATGTGCTTAGTGTGTTTGTTAGCCCCTGTGTACTTGCGCCACTTCCAGTTGAGGATGTGTGAGCAGATTCTTCCATCGTAAATGATGTAAGCAATACGGTTGTCTTTTTGTCCTTTGGATAAGGTACGAAGCTGATCTGCAAGATCGCCCATGATGTCTGGCTTTCCGTTTTTGAATAGATCTTTGTCCACATCAATGGCGCGTACCCAGCCTTGCTCATCTGGATTATGATCAGACTTGCGAGCAGCGTGTCGAGTGTCACCGATCCAACCATCCGATGTGCGGTCACGATCTGGGAACGAGTCATCGAATTGCTCTCGTAACTGGATCGCAGCTTTAGATAAACGGATCTTCATTTGGCACTATCCATTGGCAAGTTTCTTCATCAAAACCAATAGCATCTTCTGGCTCTGGAGCAATGAAAGCATCACGGGTTGCATCGTATGTAAAACCTATCCCAGCATAATTCTTGCGAATGTTTCCATGGTAGGAAGTACGCTTGCATACTTGTCCTCTGAAATTCCCATACCAAGTCTCAGGATCTAATCCCTCAATTAACTCGGTCTCATCAATTCCGGGAATGACTTCTGTAACAATATTTGATTCATCCAAAAATGCGTAATGTGCCATTAGACTGTCACCGTACCTGTTCCAGCTGTAAATGTATAAACGAGATAACCTGAACGAGAAACTGTGCTAGTTGTAAAAGTTAGCCCAGAGCCAACAGTTAATGCACCGAAGGTGCTTGGGTAAGCAACAATAATAACACCCGATCCGCCGTTAGCGCCTGTGTAACCAACGCCTGATGCTCCACCGCCACCGCCAAGATTAGCTGTACCAGCAGTTCCAGCTGTAGGAGAAGGGTGATTAGTGCTTGTTCCACCATTTCCGCCGCCACCTGTGCCGCCTGTGCTTGTGCTTGTTGATGAGCTGTGTGCGCTTCCGCCGCCACCGCCTGCGTAAGTTATAGATGATCCTGTATATGAATTAGCAGTTCCATTTCCACCATTACCCGGAGTGGATGCTGCACCATTTGCACCAACGGCACTTGCTCCGCCACCACCTGCTGCGGTGCTTGTAGTTCCACTATCGGCTGATCCTGTTCCACCTGCAAAACCTTCGACAGGAGAATAAGATCCGCTGTTGCCTGCTCCACCTGCAAAACCAATTCCGCCACCACCGCCTGAACCGCCTGCTTTTCCGACTCTTGCATAACCTGCTCCGCCACCACCGGCAGTTGCAGTTAGAGTCGAAAAGACAGAATTAGAACCATTTCGTCCATCGCCTGTTTCACCTTGCGCATTTGCGCCACCTGCGCCACCTGCTCCGATTGTGACAGTAAATGAGGCACCGGGAGTTACAGAAAATGATGCGTTAGAACGCAGACCACCTGCACCGCCACCGCCACCGATGTACGCACCGCCACCGCCACCACCTGCAACAACCAATACCTCGACTGAGCTTGGTGAGTCAGGCTTTGACTTCAACATTGTACCTAAAAGTATGTTGAGCATTATGAAACAGCACCTACTACAGTCCATGCATTAGCAGCAGTCTTGATTGCTGTTGCAGATGTATGTTGCTTTACTTTAGGCGCTGCTGGAGTAGCTGCTGCCGATACAATAGTCGTGGTGCCAGAAGTAACTGCGTTGATTGTTAAGTCACCTGCACCGCTATTAAGAAAGGCGATAGCCGTTCCAACAGGGAAGTTATAGGTTGCATCTGTTGGAATGCTTACTGTCTTTGTACCTGCATTAGATGTAATTACCAATACCTGATACTGATCAGTAGCTTCTAGTGTGTAAGTTGTGCCTGTTTGAACATCTAGAGTAAAGGCCACCAAGCCATTAAACATAGCTGCTGATAGCACATCTCCGGTTGCTGCTGGAAATCCTGTTGCCATTATTGCTCCTTTACCATGCTAGACGAGATACGCCTAGGATACCGTATTCTGTGTTCCCAATGATGAAACCATCGGTTATTGGCTCCATCGTGGTGAAAGTAGTAAACCAGCTAGTTGGCTGGATGTCGTGTGCCACGCCCTGAATCTGTATAGTCTTTGTAATTGTATCGCCATTAGGCTGAATGTTAGAGATGGTGACATTGTTAAAGTAATCAAGGCTCAGAGCTGCTGTGACACCTGCTGAGTAAGAGGGAGTCGATAGATCAAGGGTCATAGAGTCGATGCGGATGGTGGTGTCTTTGCGGCTGTTCACATAAGTAGTAGCCAAATTCATGGCTTCCTCATCCGTAGCAATCGGCAGATTTTGTGCGCTTGTGCTGTGTAGGAAGTAAGTGTCCACGCTGGCTGCATCTGTGTGACTCTGCACATTGGTACTTCCGTAGCGTTGGATGTTGGCTTGGTTGATGATGAGCTTGTCATCAAAAGCGAATTTGATGTTGGCGTAAGGAATACCGCCTGTTTGATTAAATACTGTAGGGGTATCGTCTAGGCTCTCAATAGTGCTAGATCGGCTCTTGAAAATCGCATTGCCATCGGGACTCATATAAAACGCGCCTAGCTCGCTAAACTCCGCAGCTCGAATAGCAGACAATGCCACGCGAGATTGACCAGAATCGGCTGAACAGATTGTGTCACCTGTGTCGATGTTTCGCATTGAGTTAGGCCATGAAAGCTCTGAAAGGATACGGTTGATACGAGTGCCAGTATCTTGCGCCGTACTTGCATCTGTAACAGTTGAAATAGCAGCAAGGTTGAAGATCTTGAAAGCATCGTAGGAGACGATAGTCACATAGCCGATTTCCTGCCCTGTTGGGTAGGTATATCGGTACTCAGATGTGTAACCTGAAAATAGGTAATAAGTAGTGCCTGAGTATGTAGCAGTAATCTGGATTTTGCGTAAAGGCTTTAGATAGCCATAAATCGGAGAACTTGTGTTTTGTGGATTGAACTCACCATTAGGATCTAGGATCTTGACCGATGCAGTACCAGCATTATAACTGTCAGTCATCAAGTCTCGACCACGCCTAATTGCTATTTGTGTGGTCTGTGTTGAGTAATCGATAATAAGTGCAGATGCATTGCTTCCAGCAAGCTCAGAAACGCCAAGGATACCCTTGACTGGATCACCAATAGTAAACGGATACCCGTAAGTAGGGCCATCACTAAAGTTAATCGTGACTCCGATGGTTGCTGGAAGTGCCATTAAATCGCAACCAATCGATCAATAGAACCAATGATTTGTAAGTTACCGCTTGAAGCAGAATTGTTTGTCGCATCGATAATTGCTTGCTTTAGATCTTGATCTGACATGACAGTACCTTGAACAGTTACATTTACTACTGTGGTTGGGTTTGTAGGAGTAGTCGGATTTGTTACAGTTGGTACATTACCAATCGTGCCTGTAATGCCCATAGAAGCTGCTGCCTGTGCAGCGTAACGCGCACCGGACAAAGACTGTGCAAATGATGCTCCGCCGAGCAAACCCATAGCCAATGAGTTTTGTGCAATAGTGCTTGTCAATTCAATAGATTGTTTATTGATTTCAATGATGGCGCGTGTAACCCCATCGAGTCCTTCTTCCCACGCAATGAAAGGGTTGCCGGCATCCATGGCATAAGTCTCTTCCAAAATGTCTTTAAGCTCTACTACCTTGCCTTGGATCTCATTAAGCAATTTTGTGTACTTCTCAATATCATCCATGTTTTCTTCTTGAATAGCCTTGAGAAGCATCAAGCGAATTCTCTCCTCCTCGCTGATCTTGCCTTGGAGAGCTGCTTGGATCTGGATCTTCTGGATGTCAAAGATTGCCTTAGCCTTAGCCAGTTTGAGTTGATCCTTAGAAACCTTGAGTGTTTCTTTAGCCACTTTATTTTGTTGCAAAGTAACCTTAGTCGATGCTTGAGACTGACCTGAGACAGTCATAGGAGTTGTGAAAGGTTTTGTGGCTGACTGCTTGCCTAAATTTCTGAGGCCTTCTAGGTAAGATCCAAGAATAGGAATCATGCCAAGATTAAAACTGCCAACCCCGGGAAGTGATTGAAGTTTCTGACCTAGAACTCCAATACCACGGATAACATCGGCAGTATAAAGAGCAGCACTTTCCATAGATTTAGCAAGATCATCTACTGAGTTATCTTCACCCAAACCTTTAAGAGCATCGATAAGTCCTGTACCGATAATCTCTTGCACATTTGCAGCAGCTACTCCTAGTTTGTCTATTGAACCCTGAAAGGTTGCCGCTGCTGCTGTTGCTGAACCCTTAAAAGTAGAAGCTAGATCAGTTGTTATATCGTAAAAGGATTTGGTCTTTAGATCTGCTTTTGATATACCGACACCTAAACGAGTCAAAGCTGTATTGTTGCCTAAATAAGCGCGGCTTAAAGCCGTAGTAACAGAGCCTAGATCTTTGCCAGTTGCAGCACTAATGTCCAAGGACAGATTAAGTAATCTTTGGCTTTCGGCAGTATTGCGTGTGGCTATCGCTAGTGTCTGATAAGCCGGACGAAGAAGAGCATCGACAATGCCGAACTGGCTTTGTAATGATTGCAG